AAATCTTTACGAGATAGAGCATCAGTCATTTCATTATATTTACTAGCGATGTTTACAATTTCTTCTGTAGCCTTATCTAAACCAAAATCAGAAACCATTTGCAGTAAGTCGAGACTAGTGGCTTCTGCAGCATCTTTTAAAAACTCAAATCTTGTATTTTCATCTTGCTTCAAGTAAGCAAGGATAGCATTTTTAATACTAATTCCTTCTTCTCTGTTTGAATCTATTATATACTTGAAAGATCTTTGTGATTCTTGCCATTTATCCATTCTCTTGGCATAATCATCTACAAATGCTTTATATTCTTTAGAATTTTGAGGAGTATCACCAAGTTCAAAAGCAGGAGGCGGAATATTTATTTTGATTTTTGCATCTTCAACATCTCTAGATAGTTTACGCAATCTAGTTCTATACCCTTCTGCAACGTCATCTGGAAGATACTCTACAGCTGATGGTAATTTAATATTAGACTTTTCTGCAATAGACTTCAATTCAAATTGTGCTCTGTTTCTAATGTCGCCTGCATCTTCAACAGTACGCAATCGTGTAGTTTTAATTTCTTCTATACGAACAATAATAGCGTTACGGTCTGCAATATCTTTAGTGTTTTCTAAATTATCGCCTAATTTTTTCGCTTCATTGCTAAGCTCTTCAAACTTCTTAAGTGCTTCATCATTTTTAGCAAACAATTGATTAGTATCAATTTTTACATCAAACCCTTTAGTTTCAAAATTAGTTTGAATTGTTGATAATTTATTTTTGAAATCATTAACAGCTTTAGTACGTCTTTGATACTCTTCTTGTTCTACTGCATAACCGAGTTGTTTATTTATAGAAGTATCCATCAAGCGCTGATTAGCGTCTGGGAATAACATACTTCCTGAAGATTCATATTCTTTATACTTCTCGTAGCTTTTGGCTTCTGTTTTTTGCAATGCTTCAATGTTTGGCCCTAATGGTACATTAGATTCAAAAATCCTTCTTAAAGTTGCACCTAATTTTTCTTCGTCAGGAGTAAGTCTTTTTGCACCAACAGTGTAATCTGTTTTTCTAGATTCTTCTAATCTAGCTAGATCGAGCTTGTTTTCAAACATATCCCAAGACTTGAACATTGGAAAATTAATTTGAAAAGCTTTTAGACCATGTCTAATATGATAAATAGCATCTAATCCTAATTGAACAAAATTATTATACCATTTCTCTACTCGCATATTAGGAGCTTCAATTGCTGCAGTGAGAATTCTGGTTGTAAAATCTTTAAGATTGAAATCTGTTTTACCAATATCTTTGTTTGAAATATAAGATAATTTTGCTAATTTCGTATGGATCTCAGCTAATTTTAAACCAGTTATTCCAGACTCAGTTGCAAGTTCTTTACCCCCCTCGATTAAGACATCATTAAAACCTTTAATTGCATCTTTAAGAGTTTCTTTTTCAGGATCAGTTAAAAGCTTTTGATTTATTTTAGTTAAATCATAAGTCATATCTAAGCCTAATTGATTAGCAATACCTTCAGCATTGGCTGTTAAGCCTGTAGAAGTCTTGCCCATCTTTTCAGCCCATCCGACTAGTATTTTAAACTTTTCAATAGCGCCATCTAGATCCTTCCAGAAATCACCACTTTGACCAAATAAGAAGATAGTTAAAGCACTAAGAATAGCAGTAGCTAGAATAGTATATCCAACAAGAGCAGCAGTAGCCGCACTTATTGCAACAGTTGCTAATTTCTCAGCAATACCTAGCATTAGCATTGCACCTATTGTTGCACCAACCGACACCCAGTCTGCGCCACCTATCATATTACCCGCAAGACTACCCGCAATAGCACCGCCTACAGCTAACCCAAGACCTCTTAAATTCCAAAGAATAGTACCAACAGCTGTAGCCATGCTTGTAGCCATGGTTGCAAAATTTACCGAAGCAATATATGTTTTTAATGATGCAAACATTAGTCTAATCTTAGCAATCATTGTAGCAAACACACCTACTGTGCCAGTGGCAGCACTTGCAATTGATTCAGCATTAATTACAGTACGAATATCTTTATATAACAAATATAATTGCTTTCTTATAGTCCATACAAGGAATACAAACCAACCAACAGTACTTGTAAAGAAAGTGCCTGTAGTAGCGTTAATAGCGCCCCATATATCCAGATCATTCCAAAAGTCTAATAATACTTGAAAAGGATTGGTAATAAATGTTTTTGTAAAATCAAAAGCAGCAAAAGATTGTGTTATGCTTTCTGCCCATGAGCGATCGTCACCCATCTCTTCAGTAGTATCTTTTATATCTTTTATAGCACTCGAACAACCGCCTAAAGAAAGTAATAGTAATGCGATTCCAATTCTTCCAAATAAAACCCTACTGAGAACGCCTGCAGGCCCAACTGAAGCTTGTAGACTGCTAACTGCGCTTGTAACAATCCCCAAAGATGGCAATATACCTGAAAAGATTGAAACACTCATTACACGACTAATAAATGTCGCGAAAGCTCCAAGTATCCCTCCGAATAATCCGCCTGGTGTTTGGCTTCCAAAAAGCAAAGCTTGAAAGAATGGAACACCACCTGTAGTCATAGCTGTTAAGCGTGCATTCATTGCTGCTTGAAAGCTTATAAACCCTGATATTAGCTTTGTTTGAAGTGTTGAACCTGCAAAACCAGTTCCTGCACCAGAGAACATACTTGCAAATCCAGCTTGTAACGAGCGGCCAAGTGAGAAAGTACTTAAAAGTCTTAACAACTCTGCTTTTAACGGATCAAATAAGTGAGAAAGGAGTAAAGTTATACCTCTCTTGCCAAATAACGCCATTACAAGTAAGCCGCCATTCAGAGCAAAGTGCATTAAACCTGAGTTTGCAAACAAGCTATCAAACACCCCTAACATACTTGCAACTAAGCCTATCCAGCCAAATGAAACAAATTTTCGACTTCCACCGAATAGCACAGCTGACATCATTCCGCCCCGCCCAGTGAAGAAATCCATTGCTCCTTTTGCAAAACTAAATATACCTTCAATTTGCTTCTTAAAGATGCCTAAACTAGCTAGTAGGGTCAATGCTCCACGGCCTAAGAAAAAGCCACCGAGTAAACCTAAAGGACCACTTACTTGGAATAAATCACCCAGACTAAATATAGCTTTAAAAGCTAAACCTATTATTGGAAGCTCTTGAAGAAATGCTCGTCCAAACCCACTTACAACACCTAATAAGCCATTTAACAATTCAGGAAGCTGTTGGAAAAAGTGGTCAAATATTTTTCCAAACATTTCACCTATTTTAAGACCCATATTTTGGAAGAAACTTTCACCGCTGCTTTCTCTTGTCATTCCTTCAATAAACAATGCACCGGCTTTTAAACCAGCTGCAAATAAAGCTGCTTCTAAGGCAACAGTTATTGCTGTACTTGGAAATAATTTTCCAATCAAAATGGCACTCATAAGCATTGCAATTGCATTGAATAACTGCGGAAAACTATTTTTAAAAGCTGTCAGGCCATCCATTAACCCATAATAGATATTATATCCATAATCAATTATTGAGCCCATGTCAAATTTAATTTTGAAACTACCTACTTTACCTGTGTGATCAATAGCACTACTAATCTTATCATATAAGTTAATGAAAATCTTTTCAGTATTACTTGCAAATTGCATTAAACCATTTTTAGATTTTTCCCATAAAGTACTTGAAGAATTTATAATAGCGCTTACTGTATCGGTCCACCATGAGTTTCCAATGACTTTGTCGTAAATATTGAAAAACACTTGTATGACATCTTTGCCAAAGCGAGCCAAATATGACATTGCAAAGCTTACATTACGAGAGCCACGAAGAATTCCATTAAACAGCTTATCCATAAACATTAATGGTTTTATTTCTAAACTTGATGCCAAAATGTTTAAATTTCTTTTAAACACATTTAACGTTCGGCTAACACCGTTAAGAGGGCCTGATAAGTCTGCTTCGCCAAATATAAAAGCATCAGCAATAGCATCAACAAGAGCAACTTTAACTATCTCGCCTATGCCTTTTCCACGTGCTGCATATCTAGCTAATAAATTATTAAATATACTATCAAGTAGTGCTCCTATACCTCTCTCTAGCCGTGAAAACGCGCTAGTGATACCTAGTTTTTGCAACGTTAAATTTAATTTATCAATCTCTAGCTGCGCTTGCATTTTAAAAGGTTTTCGTATTTGATCAAACAATTGCTGTGCTTTTATTACACCTAATGTTAAATTATTCGAAAATAGAAAAGCATTTTTGCTTGCAGCATCAATATACTTAGAGACGTTCATTAACCTAGCGCCCATCCTATCAGTTGCTCCAGTGCCTTTTTCAAATTCATTGAAATAATTTTTAAGGCTGGCTGTAAGCGCTGACGTCCCTTGCGCTAAGGTTGGTTGCATTTTTCTAAATTGATCGTTGATTCTTCCTGCTTGATTTTCTAAAGCCTTAAAAACAACATCAGTTGTCAACTTACCCTGTGCAGCTAACCCGCGCATTGCGCCTAAGCTAACATGAAGTTCGTCTGCAAGTGCTTGCGCTAATCGAGGTGCTTGCTCCATTACTGAGTTTAATTCTTCACCACGCAAAGCACCCGCTGATAACCCCTGGCCTAACTGTACAATAGCTGCCCGTGCTGATTCAACAGACGATCCTGATATCACCATTGATTGCTGCACAGTCTTTGTAGCTGCTACTAGACGGTCAGAAGAAATACTCATTTGTGCTAATGATTTACCTAATGTACTGTAAATTGCTACAGTACCTTGTAATTCACTGCGTGTATCTCTAGAAGTTGCATACAGGTTTTCTTGTACTTTTAATAAAGATTCGTTTTCCTTTACTACAAGTTTTATTTGATTTTCCATCTGCTTATAGCTAGATGAAATATTCTGTAAGGCATATAGTGATCCGCTAATAGCTGCCAGACTTCCGATTGATGTCACTAATCCATCAAAGACATTGGCTACTGTTTTTGTGCTTTTCTCAATATTCTTAATAGAACTGTTTAATAGCGCCAGATCTCGCTGAGCTTTATCGATCTTTGCTTCGACATCAATTACAATGCCTGACATTTTTATCTCCTATAAAAAAACCCCTAAGGAATCTTTAAGATTCTTCAGGGGTATGTGTTATTATGACACCATTTGCCTTTACATCTTTGATAGATAGTAAAGTTCTTTCAATAAAATGTGTTGGAGCTTGACGGCTAGAACCGCCATTCAGTTCCTCTATATATTCAACATCATTGACTATATTACCAGATTTTACTTTCCAACCATTCTGCGCTCTACCCGTATCAACTGGTGTTGCTTCTTTTAATGCAGTTAAAATTTTATTAAGCTTTTGTTTTTTAATAGCTTCAGCTCTTTTATCAAACTCGGCATTTATATTTATATTTATTTTAACAGCCATTTATCCTCCAATAGCTAAATTTTCTCCGCCCGATGCTTTCATTAATTGTTGGAAGAATCCAGAACGTTTAAAGCTGCTAGCGTCAAATTGGCCATCTTCTTTACTGCTATTAGATTTTGGATTGTAAATAGCATCTAATGAAGTAAAAATTTGCCAAGGCTTTTCTTTAGCACCCTGTACTTGAATTAATTTAGCGGCACGATCATCAGCTCGCCATTCAAATGGTCTTTGCTCTAAATAACTAAACCATCCCAACATTTCTTCATAAGTCATTTCCTCATACAATTTGTATACAGGCATCTTAAGGTGAAATGCTAATTCAAATATTGGCAGTGTTTCAGAATCTAGGACGACTTTCCCGCTTCTTGACCTAAGCCAGAATACTTCATAATTTCATTAGATAATTTTGAAAGCTCTTCCATTGGGAAGTTATCAAAATCTGTATCGTCCAAATCATCACCGCCTTCAACGCCCATGCGAATAACAGTTTTAAGTAATTCTAATCCTGAGTTTTCATCTTTCTCAGCATCTCTTGCTTTATTTTGAATTTCTAAAACTTCTGAAACAGTTAGTTTAGAGATTTTAACATCGCCACTTAAGAATTTAACTGTTTTAGTCATACGTTGGCCTACGAGAGCCTTAATACCTTTTGCTTCTGACATGTTACTTACCTTGATTAATTTTGCGTTCATCTAGTTGTGCTCGCATTTGATGTAAAATTGAGAGTGTTTCAAAAGCTTCACTTTTCTTTTCTGGAGAAAGTGATTCGTCTTTTGTTCTTTCGAATGTTTTATTAATGCTAATATCTATGCTTTTCAACATATGTTTGACGGTAATGCCAACCACATATTCTAAGCTAAATGGTTTATTTTGTGACATAATTATCCTTATTATAGATTGCGGCTTTGGTGTTTTAATTGCGCCAGCCGCAACGCATTCCATATAGGAAGATTAGATTAATCTACAGTGAATGCACCATAAACATCTGATTGTACAGCAATTGTTAATTTAGCTGTAATAGCATCAGTTAAACTTGGTGTTACTTCTAATGCTTCCATTTTACCTAGGAAGTAGTAACTTGTATTTTCTACTGCAGACAATGGTGTTGAGCCGTCATCAGCAATAGAATCATCAGTAGCAGTACCTGCAGTCCCTGGAGTTGCATTATAGCCATCTGGTTTAGTGTCTAGCAGTGTAAATCTGAAAAGATATACACGACCATCACCAACCTTTGCAAACGATGCAATTGGAGTTGCATCTGTGCCACCATTTAGTGTGTTATTTGCCCATAGCGCAGGTACATAATTAAGCGTCAATTCCATAGTAGGAGAATCGGCTTGCCCTTGAATTTGCAATGAGTTCTTTTTACCGTAGTTAGGAACTTTTACAATATTGGCAGGTGTGCCAATAGCAGGAAATTCTTTAACGTGACGAATTCTAATATAGTTTTTAGTATTAGCATAAGTTAGTAGTGCTTCTCCAGAAGTAGAAACTTCCTTAACAAACAAGCCAGTTGTATTGCCAGCGGGTAGCGTAGCTATTAGAGCCGTATTTGCTGCGCCTAATCCGGTGCCACCTTGAATACTACTAATAGTTGCAATAGTTTTTTCCATTTCAGCAAAAGTGACTTCGTCTGCACCGCCATATTCTGTTGCCGTGCCTGTTGCTAATAAAGATACTGAGAGATCTGCGAAACGTGCAGCACCCAAAGATTTAATATGTGCCATGTCTGCTCCTTAAGCTGAGTATGCGCCAACAATTGAAGATTGAACAGAGATTGTTAATTTCGCTGTCATTGCATCGGTCAAGCTAGGGGTTACTTCTAAGGCTTCTAATTTACCCAAGAAATAATAGCAAGAGTTCGGTGTACCGCCAAAACCATCCTTAAGGTCAACAGCGCCTGCAGTTAAGGCAGGAGCTTTAGATAATAAAGCAAATCTAAATAAGTAGGTTTTCTTATTTGCAACTTTAACAGCGCCTGCAGTTCCGGTAACAACGTTACCAGCCCATTCTGAAGGTACATAGTTTAATGTAATCTCCATTTGCGGTGCATCAGCTTGGCCTTGGATTTGGAAAGAAGTTTCTGAACCGTATTCAGGAACTTTTACAATGTTAGCTGGAGTACCAATAGCTGGAAACTCCTTAAT